TTCGATTGAAATGTTTACAATTTTCACAATATTTTCGATTTTATCCTTATATTAAATAAAAGGATATACTTAACAGCATATCCTTAACCTACATTTTTGAGCCCCTTGTCCAATTCGAACACAATTCGTACAGTGTTCTTTTTTTATAGCAGATTTTTCGTACAGCTTAGAAATTTTTCGTACACCTGCTAGACATAGGGTTTGAAGATCTCTCTTCTTAATTAGGATATCACACTTTGATGGTTCTTCCACAATAGAATTTAAAACTTATTGTTTTATCTTTATGAATAATTGCAGATTCCACCATAGCCATCCATGCTTCTTTGCTCCACCTGAGTATGGTTTCTGGTTCCTTCTTCATTAGCTCTACTGAAGCAAGTATCTTTTCTTTTTTGCCTCTTTGAATTGTCTTCTCGACAGTTAGAGCATTGATTCTTGAAGTTAGCTTATTGTTTCTTTCTTCCAAAGCTTCATATTGTTTAAGGAATTCTTCTTCAGAAAGCTCATTAGTTTTTGTTCTCTTATCAATAAGCATTTGTACCATAGTTTCCACCACTTCAAGTTCCTCTTTTGCTTTGGAAATTTTGTTATCTAATACTTCTTGATTACCTAAGAGCTCAGCAACCTCAGTTAAGTCATCAATTATTTGCTCTCTTTCAGACATCACTTTGTTGTAAGCTTCCATGAACTTTTGAACTATTTCATCCTCAGTTAAATGAGGTGTTTGACACTTGTGCTGATTCTTAGAATCAAACTTGTGGTTGCATTGGTAGACTATCCTTCTATAAGCATCATTGCTATGCCAAACTTTTCTTCCATAGAACCCACCGCAGTCTTCGCAGATTAACTTGGCTGAAAAGATATCGTTAGCAGAATAGATAGCACCTATTTCACTTCTTCTTTTTATTTCAGCTTGTACCATATCCCACTCTCCTCTATCAATGATGGCTGGGTGAGAATTCTCAACATAGTATTTAGGCAAGACTCCATTGTTTTTTACAAGTTTGTGGTCAAGATAATTCTCGACATAAGTTTTTTGAAGAAGAGCATCACCTTTATACTTTTCATTAGTTAGAATAGAAAGAACCCCATTTTTATACCATTTTGAGCCTTTGGTAACAGTTGGAATTCCAGCTCTATTAAACCTTTCAGCAATGCTATGAGGAGTTAATCCTTCAAAGAGGAATAGCCTATAGATTTCTCTGACAAGCTGTGCTTGTTCCTCATCTATTTCTATCTCTCCATTAGCTCCTTTTCTGTAGCCTAAGAAAGTACTATAAGCCATACTTACTTTTCCCTTTTGAAAAGCCACTCTTTTACCCCAGGTGACATTCTGAGAAATGCTTCTTGATTCTTCCTGAGCTATCGAAGCCATAATTGTGAGAATTAGTTCGCTTTTAGGATCGAATGTCCATATATTTTCTTTCTCAAAGAACACTTCAACATGGTGAGCTTTTAATTCTCTGATTTTAGAAATTGTATCTAAAGTGTTTCTCGCAAACCTTGAGATGGATTTAGTAATTATTAAGTCAATTTTCCCGTTGAGAGCAGCTTCAATCATTTTGTTAAAAGAGGCTCTTTTTTTGGTACTTGTCCCACTAATGCCTTCATCGGCATAGGTTTCAACATACTCCCACTCCTCTTTTTCTTTTATGTACCTGGTGTAGTATTCAACCTGGGCTTCATAGGAAGTGTATTGTTCATCATTATCAGTAGAAACACGTGCGTATGCGGCAACTCTCCTTTTATTCTTTTGAAATATAGGCAAATTGCTCACCACATCTATCGTTGGTTCAATTACAGTTATTCTTGACATTGTTTTCTCCTTTCATTCATCGCAGCGGTTCTCTTTCTAGCTGCTTCTTTCATTTCCTCCGACCAAAGCTCTTTTCTTGATGGGTAACTCCAGGTTTTCTCAACTTCATGACCATCTTTGAAATGGAAAATCAGCCTTGAGTCATTAAACGCTGTTATGTGGTCTATTTCTTTTTCAAAAATTTTTTCATCAAACTCTTTGAGCTTCAGAACCTCTGCGGTCACTTGTTCCAGGATGCCTTGAGGCACCTTTTTGTTAGGACATCCATCCTTCCCGTATTTGTCATAGTAAGAGCAAACATAATGGAATTTCCCTCTACTTATCTTTCTGGAAAAATGGCGGTTGCAGTAAGGGCAGACCAGTTTTTGTTGGAATGGATTACTCTCTTCCCTGGTGATTACTCCCACCGCTCTTTCTTTTATTAGTTCTTGAACCTTGTTAAAAGTTTCTTTATCGATGATAGGCTCATGAGCTTCTTCGACTCTCCACATTCTCTTTTGACCTTTATTTTTAATCATCTTTTTGGTTATGAAATTCTCGTTAAAAGTGCTCTGAAGAGTGATGTCTCCTGTATAGGTTTCGTTTCTTAAAACACCCATCACCGAGGTATAAGTTAGCTTTCTATTAAATCTTGATTTAAAGCCCATCTTTTCTAAGGTAATAGCTATCTTCTGAGTTCCGTATCCTTCTAAGTAAAGTTTGAACATGAGTCTTACCGCTTCTGCCTCTTTTGGTTCAATCACTAAAACACCATTCTTAAGACGATAACCAAGTATGGTCATGGAATAAACCTTTCCTTCGTTAAAGTGTTTCAGAACAGCCCATTTGACGTTCTCTGACATATCTCTAGCTTCTTCTTGAGCCATAGAAGCTAAAAGAGTAAGAATGAATTCTCCTTCTTCTGAAATTGAATGGATATTCTGTTCTTCAAAGAAAACATCGACTTTCAGAGCTTTAAGCTCTCTGATCGTCTTAAGAAGTGTTGCGGTATTCCTTGCGAACCTGGAGATAGACTTTGTAATAATTAAGTCAATCTCTCCACTTCTGCAGGCATCTAATAGTTTATTAAACTCTTCTCTATCATCCTTAGTTCCACTTATACCTAAGTCTGCATAAACCCCTTTGAAGATGTAGTCTTTCCTGGACTGAATATAGGTTCGATAATGTTCGACTTGATTGTTAAAAGAATGGAGCAGAGACTCTTTGTTTCTGCTCACCCTAGCATAAGCCGCAACCCTAAGAAGCTTAGGTAATCTTCGTGACGATTCTATCTTCTTTATTTGAGTCATTTTTGTCCTCCTTTTCCTCACCTATATACATCCCATAATCTTGGTCGTTTATCAACTTATTAAGTCTATAAATAGACTTATCTTTGATACAATGCTTCTTGGCTAAATAAGCCTCAGCTTTCATATAATCAGCTTCATCAAGAACTCCTTGTTCTAGGAATTCTTTAATCAAAGCCATCTCCGCTAAATAGAGTTCTAAATTACTTTTCTTCATTTGCTTTATTCCATCTACGAGACTCAAAATTCTGAAAGCATTCTCTAGAACAAAACCTTCTTTTTTTATATTTGCTAGCTCTGAAAACAACGCCACACTCTTCACAGATAAATGCTTTTTTGAACAAAGGATCAGCTTTTCGTTTTGAGTTTTTGTAAGCTTGCCTGCATTTTTCAGAACAGAAATGCTTGGTTCTTTTGCCTATAGGAGGAACAAACTCTTTTCCACATTGAAAACAAACATATTTGATGTTGTTAACTGGGTATTTTAGTAAAAAGGAAGAAATGGTACTTCTAGGCATTTCCATTGCCTTTGCAATATCATTCAAAGAGTAATCTTTATCCTTTAAATCATAGATTTTGAGTTTTTCCTGGGTAGTCAACATAGATGGCTCCTTTCGGAATACGGAGAAAAAGAAGCTTTTTTGTAAACCCAAAAGAAAAACTCCCCTTTCGGAGAGTGTTAAAGTAATTTTATCTTCAAGCTATTTTCTCTTAAGAATTGTAGTTATATAATCTTCGCTGATTTTTCTTCCGATAAAGCGTTCGGCCTCCTGCTTTGATATTTCGACTATATCAAGCAAATAAGAACTACTTCCATAACAATATGGGCTATCTTCTGGTTCATAAGGATCAAACCCAACCCTAGCATCAAACAGTCTTGTTCCACCAGGGAGCCACTCCCCTTTTTCTTTGCTGAAATAAACCGAAAATAATTGTTCGTTGTCTTCAATAAATAATGTTTTGTGGTCATCACCAAGCAATAAATATTTCATCATTTAATCTCCACTTTCACACCCATTTTTTTCAAATCATCAATAGTCATTTTTGGTTCTTTATCGAATTCTTCTTTATACTCATGAACATTCTCAAGAAAGTGATACGCATCATTAATGATGAATACCCAGAATAAGTACCCTTGTGCTCTCTTATAATTATCATCGTTGAGCTCAATTAAATCTATCACTCGAAGGTTGTCTTGTAAGTCCATCATTTTTACCATTGCAGAGATAGGGTTTTTAAGACAAATTTTTATGTATTCTCCATAGTCCATTGTTTTATCGTGAGTAATTTTCTTTAAAGCATCTTCTATGTATAAATCAAAGTATCTTTCAAACCCGCATGAAGCATAAATCTCTTTTAAATCATCAATGGTAAATTCAGTATCTTCCACTACATCATGAAGCAAACAAACTTCTTGAACACCGTCATATGGAATTCCATGATGATACATCATATCTTTATCTATGCCGAAGAAATCATGTGGCTTTATTCCTACTAAATTTCTGTAATTTTCAAGAACTCTTGATGGATGTTCAGCATAATCTTCGCCGTTTTCCCTTTTTTGATTCCTGTGAGCATATTCCATAATTTCCATAGCTAAATAAACAGAACTAGTGTCAGATTTTAGTAATTCTTCTTCTTTAACACCCTTTTCAATTAGATAATCATGGATCATTTTTAGTTTATCGTTCATTTGTCTTTCCTCCTATCGACACCAAAAGTATAGAAGAAAAGCAAACAAAAAAGGTCAAACCGTATTTGACATTTGATTCGACCTTATTTTTTTAGCTTACACAATTAAGGAATCAGAGTATCCGTTTTCTTCAAGCAACTCGTTTACTTTGTAAATATCATAGATTTTGTTCTCAATAGCATACCTAATAATTAAAGCGTATTTATTTGAAGATGCGAGTGTATACCCTGCTTTCTTCAAAAGATACTTACACTCATGATTAGATACCTGTAAAGAAAAAGCTAACTTTAAGCAAACATTCAATGATGGATTTGACTTGCCAGAAATAATTGAAGACCAAAGCTGCCTGGATATATTAGCTTTATTGTACAAGTCAGAAGCATTTTCAAACCCATATTTATCCATCAGAAAATACAAGTATTCAACGAAAGACGAGGCTTTCTCAGTACTACTTTCATGTTTCTTTATAAATTCTTCTAAGGTTTCCATCTTTTTTATTTTACCTCACTTGTTAAACCTTATCACGAAATAATGGAAGTCGTTCAAATCATTATGTATACTATTTGCACCGGGCATAAGGACTAATGGTTAGCTTATTAGTTCAATATAGGTAGCACGAGAGTTACCAATAATAGTTTTATTAAAGGAGAAACACTTATGTCCGATTATGAACTTCCAGTTACTGTCTCTTCAGTGAGGCATGAATTCGGAACCTTCTTTGATAGAGTTAGAGTTCTTTATAACTTAGCGTTCTTCAAAGAAGAAAAAGGCTACAGAGCGGAAGCTGTGAAAAAGTACGCTGATGAATTGTTTGAGGCTAACCGCATCAGTGAGTATGTCCACTCCATCATTGGAGAAGCGATCCAGAAATTCACACTACTCTCTCCGGTCAAATTAAAAGAGATGAACCCTACTAAGCTTGAGCAATTAAGCAAGTGGATTAACATCTCTATCTATGACATTAACGGTGAAATTACTGATTTAATGTCGAAGTAATGAGCTCCCAAAAGGAGCTTTTATTGTTCTTCGTTGTTTCCAGGAGGAACAATTACATCAAAAATTCTTGCTAATTCAGCTTTGATTAGTTTTCTTCTCTCAGCGAAGAAAGTATCAAAATCTTTAATATCTAAAGAAATGTTTTCAGGGTGATAATCGAAGTCGTTTCCTTCTTCTACCCATTTAGCTAATGGAGTTTTATTCTTTTCTTCGTTTTCTTTACCTTCTAAAAGCTGAAGATTTGGAAGTAGGTTTCTCTGCTTTTGCCATTTAATTATTAAATCTTTATCGCTTATAACATCTTTGATGTTTTTATTTTCAAAAAGTGCATATGGGTGGACATGGTCTTGATGGAATACGTGCTTATCGACTTTTAAATTTGGATATAAAAGAAGTAAGAAAACCAAAGTGTTTGAACCTTTTTCGTATTTATTTAGCCAGAATTCCAAGTCTTCATTTCTAACAATAAAGTCTCTTCCACCAGTTAAAACTGTTTCTTTGAAGAAACTCATGGAGAATTGATTCTTATTGCATTCAATATCTTTTAATGCAGCTCTGGTGCTGATTAACGCACTATTGCTGGCGACACCAAACAATCCTTTTGCAAAAGAAATAGATAAGAATTTTTTGGCTTCTGTTTTGGATTCTTTACTATCAAATTTCCCACCTTTGAAAATGTAATATGCCAAAGGCATTGTTGCGTTATACGAGATTAAATATTCATCTGTAATACCTATTTCAAACAATAAGTCAGACATTTTCTTAAAAGCTTCGCTGATACGTTTCCAGTCATTTCTAATGCCTTCGACCACTTTGTTGTTTAGATTTTCAATCTTAAGGTTGGTATCAGCATCCTCCATTACGAGACAAAACCTCATCAAATAATCTCTGCTGAAATCAAATCCATTAGCATTAACTTCTTCTAAAACTTTTTCAATTGAGTCTTTTCCATCTTTCCAACCATCAATTAAAGTTGAGAACAACAAGTCTGTCTTTGAAAGCTTTCTACCAGTAGAGTTAACACGAACAAAAATGCTTAATGCGTCATCGTAATTGTCTTTAGTAATACAATAATAATGAATTAAACCCCTATTGGTATCATCGCTAAGTCTATCAAATAAGCGAGAAAGATCATCTAAGCTTTCATCATCGATATCAAGTTGACTTAATCCTTTGATACATTCTCTAACACTTCCATATTGAACAAGATTTTTTACCAAATAGTAATTCCCTTTTTCAGCTTCTTCTTTGCTCAAAAAGATAAATCTTTTCTTTGGATTCTCATCATCTTCTTCTTTTTGGGTATGGAAGTCTAAATTGTAATAGAGTTCCCTTGTAACATAATTCTTTTGCTTCCACTTAGGTAGAGTTGTATATTCGCCATAGAGAGCAATGTTCAAAGAAGTAAGTCTTTGTTGACCATCTAGGACAATAAAATAATCGCCTTCTTCATGGAATAAACTAATGTGTTTTTCGTTTTTGGTAACTTCATTTTTGTTTCTTCTGCATCTTTTCAAGAAATAATAAAGATTAGGGTTTTCTTCGTTAAGAATATTCTTATTTGTTTTCCAAAAGATACATGAACCAATTGGATAGTCATCCACTATTGATTCAAACAGATTCTCGATTTCATAAGGTTCCCAAACATATTCTCTTTGAATGTCAGGTAAAAACATATGCTCGTCTTTAATCAATTTTAGTGCATCAAACGCACTCATATCTTCGTATTTATTATTAGATGCCATAATGTTGCTCCAAAAACTTCATCAGCTTTTTTTATTTTATCAAAAAAATAATCTGTTTTCCCAAAAACTTATTTTAGCGAATAGACAATTGTCACATTATCACTCCTATCGATATCTTCAGGCTCAATGTCAATGTCGTAGCGAGAACCTGTTTCTGGAGCAGCACAGCACTTACAAACTTCGCCATCTTCAATATCATATGGTCTTGTATGGAATTCAAAATCAACCCAACTATAGTTAATGTCAATTATTTCATTTAATTCTACGTTGGCTGCTTTTGCGATTATGGATGCCTTTTTCATGGCGTCTTGAATGGCGTTACTTAAAAGTAAATTTTTGGCCGCTTCATTATCTTTTACACCATATCTCAAACTAAACTCTACGTTTATATTCAGCTTGCTTAATTGGTACAGTATTGAACCTAACACTTGATTGTTAACATCAAATTCAAATCTCAGAGATTGACTATACTTGTAACCATCAAACACAGATCTATAATTTCCATGTTCATCTTTAACTGAATGATAATGAGTATCAATATCAAAGCTCGTTGTTTTTAGGGTTTCTCTTTCGATTCCTGCTTTCTCAATCGCATCTTTAACAACCGCCACATCGTCAGCTGAACTTTTTAGTGCAAGCTCATAAGTTGGAAGAATGTTATCAAAATGTAAATTGATAATCGTGATATCGGGTTTAATTGATACTCTTCCGGTTCCTGTTACTCTAATTGTTCTTTCTCTCATTTAAAAATCCTCCTTAGGTCTTTGTGTGACTACATTATGGAGGATCTTAATTTATTTTTGGTCAATTCAGAAGCGACATTTAATCTTCTCTAGGTTTCCAACCTAGTAATGCACATTGTCTACTTTCTAATTCATCGTTAATGGTATCCAAATCAAATATTCCTTTTCGCAAATACTTCGATACGACTGAATCAAAAACAATGGACCTACTTAAGGCATATCCCGCTGAGGTAATCAATAATTTAGCTTTCTCAAACGGAAGTTCTAAGCCAATTATTAAACATATTACGGTGTCTTTTCTAGGCACAGAATCTCTGTTGCATAAAATCTTTGAAAATACTTGTCTAGTAATTCCACCTTTAGTATAAACATCTACATTGTTTTTCCCGGACTCATTCAAGTAATCTATTAAAATATCGACAAATGGCTTATCCATTTCAAGTCCTGTTTTGTCTTCTACTTCTTTTTTCTTTTTAGCTCTTGGCGTTTTCTTCACCTTGCTTACAGGATAAGATGGACCACAAACTTCAAGTACTCCATCTTCTTGAGGGAACTCTGGAGCTTTATTAACGCCGTAAGTTTTATCTAAATCAGGTGGCAAACCATGAGAGATGTTCCTTTTCATCTTTTGGTTAAAAGTGCCTCTGTTTTCAGAATATGTAATGCCGTACTTCTCAATCAGTTTTTTATAAACATGAATAAAGGATTCATCTTCTACAAGAAGACCAATTGATGCATCGTTTTCATTGAGATATTGAGCAATATAACCAAAGGTTAAATCAATTAAAGGTTCATCGAAATCAGGCAAAAGTATTTCTGCTTCGCTTATATTATTCTCTTTAATATACTCAATAACTCTAGCAACAGGTGTTTCCACCATTACACCAGGCAAATCAAATAAATAAATATCTTCTTTGTTTTTTAATAAAAAAACTGATAGTCCTCTAAAATAGAAAACTTGATGTGCTCTTCTATTAAAAATGCTGTTTGTTACCGATAAGTAGTAGCTCATAAATCTCTTTTTTGCCTATTTGGTTTTGTAGAAAACTGCTTCATTTGTTTTCTCATCTATATTGAATTCAAAGCCTCTTTCCATAGCTTCATAAAGACATTCAATAGCTGAAAGTTCTCCATCGCCAAAATCATTTTCATTAACTTTTCTTTCAAATTCTTCAGGAGTCAATGATAGTAATCCTTTAAGGTGTTCACTAAATTTAGCATTAAACAATGCTGTGTAGAATTCAGCTGGATAATAGACTTTGAAATAAGCCATTTTTAGAGCATTGATTGTGTAGCAAACTGCATGACCTCTTGGGAACATGTACTTAATAAGATCGAGTGAATCAACCAAATATTGCGGTATCTTGTTTGCCAACATAACTTCTTTATACTCAGGCTTCAATCCTCTTCCTTTTCTGACGTCTTCCATTATTGAATAAGCAATGTTCGCCGGTAACCCTTTGTAAATCAAATAAGTATAAATCTCATCTCTGTTAGCTAATACATCCGAAAGAGTACAAACACCTGCCTTGAACAATTTTTCATAATTACCAGACCAAAGTTGTGTTCCGTGGCATAATCCTACCACCTCTATCAAATCTTCAACTGTCTTTGGCTTTGTTGCTCTCACAATGTTTAAGGAGAAACGTGTAGTAAACTCATTGATTCCACAAAGAGGGTTTGGATCATCATTGATAACCTTAATTTTATTTAAAGCCTCATCGCTCTCTAAAAGCGAAAGAACTTTCTTATCGTCAAATGGGATATTATCGAAATTTAATCCAGTTAACTGTTCAATTCTTTTAACAAAATCAAGTTGGTTGAATTCTAGAATATCTTGCTTTATGAAATGGTCATGAATTGAATGAAAATCATTCAAGGTTGTCGGGACATTAGCATAATTGAGAGTCTTAACTGGAGTTATTTCATAAAAACTATTTGTTGAGCTCTTTACAATAAATCCACCTGGATGCATACCATAATTTATTGCAGTATCTCCCAATCTGAAGATTTTTGCGTTTGCCATGACATCAGAATCATAATATCCGCATTTAGACATGTGCCTGTCAATTAATCTGGTTATTTGTCTATCAGTCAAACACTCAGTTGTTCCAGCCATTGCTACATTGCCTTTACCAACTATTTTTTCGACAATTTCAAACATTTCTTTTCTCATTTCTGATGAAACGTTTAAATCAAAATCGGGTACTCTGTCAACATTGAAGCCAAAAGCTACTTCAAAAGGTAATCCCCATTTAACTGGATCTATATCGGTAATTCCTAAAGCATAATTCAAAAGCGAATTAGACATTGTTCCTCTGAAACCACAGTGTTCACCAGCTTTTTTTACTTCTTCTACAATTCGATAGTTAAGATAAACAATGTTCCAGTAACCATTTTTAATAATTCCATCTAATTCTCTATCAAGTCTGTTTCTGTAACTTTCATTTTCAAATAAAGAATTGTTAGCTATTTTTTCTTCAACTAATGCTCTGAAATCATTTGATTTAATTAAATCTAAAGCGTCTAAATAGCCTAAAACTCTGCCAAAAGCATCATCTTCAATTTGAGAAACAACTTTTAGTGGATTGTCTATTACCATTTCCTTTGGAAAGTCAGATAACAACTCGTATCCACTTTTCAAATTGCAATATTGATTAGTTGTCTGCCCAAGCAAAGCGTCGAAAGCGAGTTTATCACTCTTGCTAATATAGAATGAATCAGATAAAACAAGGAATCTTTCCGTATCGTTTTTGATTCTTTCGGCTAAGTCTTTGTTTAATGATGGTCTATCCCACGGACTCACACCAACATAATCGAATGACTCCATAATAAAATCTAAAGTCGAGACATCCGATAATATTCCTATACTAATAATATCTTCCTTTAATTTATTAAAATCTTCTAAACTATTGCTACATTTAAACGCTTCGTCGCTAGGCAAAGATAAAGAAATTAGTTGATTGATTGAAATGATACCGTTCTTGTTTTTTGCTAAAACAACAACTCTGACATTCTCGATTCTAATTGTTGCTCCATAAATGGCATCAATATCTTCTCTTCGACAGGCAAAATAGAATTTGTTATAACCGTTTGTTGAATAATCATCACAAAGGGCTAAAGCTGTTATTCCATTCTCTTTAGCTGCCTTGACTAAATCATTAACAGATCCCACTCCTCTTCTTGTTGAATAGCCACTTCTAGCACATAGTTCGGCTCTGAGATTTAAATTTTTCGCTGCATCCGTGTGTTTCATTTGATTGACCTCCTTAAACGAAAAACGAACCTAATTGCTGCAATTTGCTTATAGGTTCGATAGTTATTAAGTTGTCCAGCCATAGAAACAAATTGCTCATCTTGTTCTACCATAACATCTCCTCGCACTTTGAATCAGGAAACGCCTCGGCATATTTATGGTATCAAGATTAATCTATTTTTTGAAGAGAATTTAACCATTCAAAACTCTCTTTTGTTAACATTCTATGGCTTAATTAATTAAAAGATGTCAATTCAGAAGCGACAAATCAAATTTTTAATTCTTCAATGCTTGTGATCTCTTTTGCAAAGTATTCTTTTATTAAATACTTATTTCCGCTGCAATCTCCATCGTCTATCAAATTTGGGGAAACCACATATAATTTTCTTCCGTATTTTTCTACAGCAGCCTTTGCAGCATGCATGGTTCCACCTTTGACTGATGTTTGAATTGGAATAATCACATCAGAAAAAGAAGCTTGTAATCTATCTCTTTGAACGAATGAATAAGCCGCTCCATTAAAACCAACAGGATATTCGCTAATTGCTAGTCCACCATTGTTAATAATTTGTTTAAATAGAGTTTCATTAGATTTTGGAAAAACAACATCCAAACCAGTACCAACAATTGCTACTGTTTTTCCATTTTCTTCTAAGCATCCTTTATGCCCAAGGGTATCGCATCCTTCAGCCAAACCACTAATAACAACATAGTCTAATTTAGTCATGTGCTTGGATAATTCCAAACCAATAGAAATAGCTTTAGATGAAGGTTCTCTTGTACCAATAATGGAACATGTTTTATCTGAATTCAAAATTGATATGTCGCCAAGATAATAAAGAATGATTGGAAAATCAGGTGTTTTATTCATTAAAGAATCTTTTACTCTTCTTGGATAATTCTCATCAAAATAAGAGATGTATTTAATGCCAAGAGCAGATGATTTATCTTCAATCTGTTTTCTTTTTAGATTAGCTCTTTTCATATCTTCGATGGTTAAATGCAATATAGGTTCCTTTTTGGAAAAGAAAGATAAGTGCTCTTTAATCCATACTAAAGCTTGGTCTAGAGACTCTAAATTTAAACCATTAAATTGGTTTGATAAAATCAATTTTCTAATTGATGAATCACCGATACCATCAACATTCTGTAAAAAGAGAATAAATCTATTTAAGTTCATAACTTACTACCTATTTTATTTCAGTTGGAGCAAAATTTCCATCTCCACACGTTCTTGCTATGCACACACAAACAACATGTCCCGCATGATAATGATAAAGAATCTGAGAACACGCCATCATCGAAGAACCAGAAGTGACAATATCGTCAAACAGATAGACATTTCTTCCTTTGATCGCTTTTTTGCCAGCCTCTGTTATCCCGATCGATTCAAGATGCTTGTCAATGCTTCTGCTACCATCTTTGGATTCTTCTGTTTCTTTTGTTCTATATAGAACACCGTCACTAATCATAGGTATATTATGTCGAAAAGCAATCCTTTGAAGCAACTTAAACATTGGTTTTGAATAATCTACTTTGATTTCAGCGTGACCAGGAATACAAACTAAAACAGAATTTTTATCCAAAGGTAAGTCATCGAATAAAGTTGCTAGACTATCAAGATGATTCAAAATATATTCGTTTTTGCTATATTTACCCATCTCGTTTCTAGCCTTATATACTTTTAGTGGTTTCAAATTGCCTTGTGATGGTGAATAATTGCTACCTCTTTCCACTCCTGCTTCTTCATCAAAACGAAGTGTATCAAGATAGTTTTTGTAATAGACAACTATATCATCAAAGTATCTCAAATTGTATCTAGAAAACGTCACTGGCTTGACGTCATGAAGATAATTCTTCCTAAAATTGTATTTTTGATTCTTTATAGCGATATTAAGAATGTCTTCGACCTTTGGTTCATAGCCGTAATAATTATTCACAATGTAGTACTTTAACCCTAATTTAGAGTAGATCAATGCATCTTTGTCATCATCGCCAAATGCTATCACTTCTTCAAATTCGCCTTTGTGTTCTGTAAAAAACTTTCTTAAAGAAGTGAACTTTTCGCTGCTTCTTATAGTCCCCATATTTACAAGTCGTGAAAATTCACCATGATTATCCAACAGAGTACGATAATAATCGGTATACGAGGAAGTTATTCCTAAAACGTTGAATTTTTCTAAGTAAAGGAGAGATTTTGGATTTAGGAAAATATCATTAAAACCTTCTATATAATCAATTTTGAGAAGATCATCTTTCTTAACTTGTTTTTTATTCCTTGCTCTTCTTAATCCGTCAGTATTAAAAACCGTTCCATCATAATCAAAGATTAAGAGAACTTTTGTTGAACTTATAACCTTATCTGCAGATGCTTTTTCCTTTTCTTGAATTGCTTTTCTTTGTTTGGCTTTTATAGCATCTCTCATTGCTGAAATGTAATAAGGTAAAATGTATCGAAAATACTCTTGTCCGATTCTATTTAAAATCTCGGGCATCATAAAATATATGCCATATTTATCAGGCCCACTTGGTCTAACATTCCATTGGTATCTTTCTTTTTCTTTTTCAACAACATATTTCCTAATTTGTGGTTGCGTTAAAGAAAAAGGCAACAATCCAAATATTTTCTCTACTTCTTTAGCGGCCATGTTACAGCACTGCACCACTCTATCGATTAAATCTAGTTTTAGCGTTTCATATTTATTTAATGCTTGTTGAGTGGAGATGTCGTTGTAATCAAACCCTCCATATAGTCTATTTCTATACTGTCTAACTGCTACATCGTCTTTAAATGGCAAAGCCAAACTTAAAATATTATCAAATTTTGAATTGATCTCTTTGAAAGCAGATTCACATCTATCGCTATTTAATAGTTCACCAATTTCCTTCTCAAAATCAGACATACTTTGCCTTGTTATTACGATATTTTAATTTTATTACACGCATGGGTGAGTGGCAAACAAAAATCCTACCTAAATTGCTAGGAGAATAGCGAGGCAGGATTTAGTGAGGATATATAGAAAAGGAGATCCTTTATTTACCAATCATCGTCGTCATCGTCGTCATCAAAAGCACTGCGGTCGTAGTTATAAACATATTCGCCTTGATCCCAGCTATAGCCGCTTTCATCAATCCATTCGTAATCGCCGGAGTCATAATTCATGCACCACTTTGGTCCCATAATTATTTTTCCTTTTTAGATGTGCCTTTGACTAAGTCAAACATCTGCTTCTTTAATAGTTTTCTTTCTTTCGGATCTCTCATACAATTTGATCTGTTTGAACAATAATCTGCCATGCTACAGGTTTCGCAAAGCATACTATCGATTTCCTGCATGAGTAAATCATCATCCGAAGGCAAGTCGTACTTATTAATCTTTTCAATTCCTTCAGGATTTCTTAGCCCATAATCGAGCTTTTTGCCATCGCTCTTTTTAATGTACCTGTAAACTTCTGCAAAGAAAGAAATACAGTCGCCTTTATTAAGCTTCCCAAATCCCTCTGAACTCATCCAAACATGATCTTCTTTACCCATATGAATAGAAGTATCAGGAAGCATATATTCATCGTAGATTCTTTTGAAGCATATTTTGCCTTTGGCAAATGTTTCTACTTCGCCTTTAAATCCCATAGGTGTATAAACCCAACACATAAAAAATGAGCTACGGAATTCTAGCTTTGTTTGAATTTGAATGTCTATAAAATCTTCATAGGAGAGTTTTTCACCGCCAACAATGCCTTTTGTTAGCTCCCTATCAAAGAAAATAATACCTACTTCAGGTATTTGAAATGATGCCTTTGTTCCATAATGGGCATCAATTAAATCATAAAATTCTTTGTCGCCTTTATATTTCTCAAGCAACTCTTGTTTTGTTTTCATGTAAGTCCTCCATTAATAAGTGCCACATCCTGTGCGGCCCGACATGTTAACAAAGGATTAACAAATATATTTTATACCAACAAAAAAATCCCTGCTACTAGGATTTCTCCGTTCACAGGGATAATTCAATTCTTTAATTTGTAAATAGAAGCTTCAATTTGGTTAGTAATCCAACTCTCTAAATCACCATAATTTGAAACAATGAAATCTTTCAACTCAACGGTTAACTCAGAAGTCACAATAGCTTTTGCCTTATTAAGTGCTTCAAGCTGAGCGGTTTTATCGAAGGTTCCACTATTCTTTAGTGATTCAACATAAGTCTGAAAGACTGATTTAACTGCGGTAACCACTATTTCAGTTGCCTGAGTTAATAGTTTCGCAGCTTTTTCATCTTTGATTTTCGTAGACAACCACTGAGAGAGTTTAATTCCCAGGAAGCTGATAAGTGGCAAGATGATACAAGTTGTCACCGCCGCTAAAATGTTCAATAAGATTTGGTTCATAATAAGCCCTCCTATTTATGAGCTTGCTTGTTAATATGGTCTTCGATCTCCGTGATCGCTAAGGTTACCGGACCATCGCAGCCTTGCTCTTTTAAACCCTTAAGGCAAGCAAGAACACCTTTGGTGAGGATTGATTGTTCCTCTTTGATTTCCTTAATCTCAACATCGTTCCTGTCTCTTTTCATAAGCCACTTAAAGAATCCGAATAAGATTCCAAAGATAACTCCCAAAGCAGTAATAACTGATGCTGTGGTAATAATGATTTCAACTACATGGCTCATAGCGTTTCCTCCTCATAAAGCGAAACTAAGTAAGAAAAAATCTCCTTCAATTTTGGGAGATGCTTTTCAATGTTAAGATTTGTTTTTAAGTCTCTGGCTAGTTCCTTGTTCTCCTTAGAGAAGTAATACTCAAACTTGCCAGTTTCTTTATAGTGTTTAATGAGCGATTCGACTCGATATAAGTGATAGAGACTTTTCTCTTCTTTATAGTTTTCAAGCCTAATTCCGAAATAGGCAATTAAACGATAAATCCAGTCTTTGAAATGCTTATTAAAGTCAATGAAGAGGAACTCATCTACCTTATCTTTAATCGAATCATCAACATAAATTATGTTTTCTTTAGCTAGTAATGTGTTGTCTAGCCAGCAAAGAAAGTAAGTGAGGCAGCCTTTATCGAAGTTTTTGAGCCTTTCAAAATAGCTTCTTCCGAAGGTAAAGAAATCGCAGTCATCAGTTTTAACAACATTACAGCTATCAAAGCCATCAATTATGACAGTGAAATCCTTATCGCTTTCATCTTCGCTTAAGCCAAAAATGGAAGATCCACATCTATAGCAAAGTAAAACTTTGTTTGGTGAAAATAATCTATCTAATAACTCTTGCATATTTTGGTTGGTTCCCCCTTGAATCTTCTACATAAAGTTTGCTGCTTGTTAGTTGACAAGAAAGCGTACAGTCTTGTCCGTTATAGCGGTAATGAACAATACCACCACTTCCTCCTACTGAAGCACCACAGAATATGACATTAGTTCCTCCGACATAAAGAGAAATGATACCGTCATAAGCATTTGAGGTAGTAATTCCATCAAAAACATAACAATGCCCATAAGACAAAGTCGACCATCCATCATAAACAGGACCATAACGGGAACTAGCCTCGCTTAGAACTGCTGTTCCCTTTTCATTGATCTTAGTTTGATCATTATAAATGTAAGGCGGCGTATAGCTGCTATCCAAAGTGATAGATGAAGAGGTTTTTGTGTACCTGCAAAGAGGGAACTCATAAATGAGACCGCCATTCATCAAGTCGTTTTGAGTAAGAGAAGGATACGATGAACTAGCTTCTTTTTTCTCTAAAGTTATGACGTTATTACCTAAGTCAATTTTTACAATGACGTAGCCATAAGCACTACCATCTAAAGAGACAGAAATCTTTGTTCCGCTTTCAACGAATATTCTTCTCCCATAAACCTGGATATATCCACTTTGAAAAGAAATGTAGTTATTGCTTACTGAAGCCTGGCATCTACCTAAAATTCCATAGAAAATACCATGAACTCCACTAGTTAAGAAGTGATTGATATCTGCATCCATTTTGCTGGACACTGAAGCGGCATCAAACGTGATTTTTACTACTGCCATTATTTATCCCTCCTATCAAATAATTTGAGTTTATCTGTCAACGACAGACGATATTCACCAAGCGTTACTTTAGCGACATTAAAAGTGCCTTTGAACTCCATCTTGGTGACAATGGTTTCATAGGTTTTGTTTTCTGCTATAAAAACGACAATAGCTCCGCACTTCAGATTTGAAAGAGCTTCAACTTTATTAGTGAGGAATGAAAAGTTAAAAGTAATCGAATGCTGAAGCGAAGAATCTATCAATGCTTTTGTAGCTTTTGAAAGTAAAGAATCGTAGTCCTTATCGCTATAGAACTCATATTTCATTTTTACTTTCGGAATTCTATCGAGGGCCGAAGCGGTTCTCACCACTTCCCCTTCTTTATTCAAATAATAGATAATTGTTGTAGTGTACTGAGTGTTTTCAGCTTTTGGAATATAGAAGACTTTGTTAAGAGAAATCTCATTAGTGTCATTTATGACAAGTTCAGAAATAGTTCCTAAATTGTACTTCATGGTTATGCCAACTTTAGCAGCAACCACTTTGACTTTGATTTTGTAGAACTTTCCGTTATTTAGAACCACTTCATATTCAAGTCTGATTCCATAGGTTTTAGAGAACTCCTCAACTAAATCTAGAATGTTTTCTTTAGAATCTGCTTCATAAGTAAGAGAACAGCTCTTCACTACTTCAATAGCGGTTTCCAGGTATGAGATGTTCTGGAATGAATCTCCACTATAGCGGTAAGTGTTATTGATGAGGTTCACTACAAATTGAGCAATGTTTCCACTAAAACTCGTAGGAAGAGGGACATCGACATCAAATAAAGATAAGAAGTCTTTTGTTTTGACCTTGTTCCTATTCTTATCATCTTTTTCGATTGCTGTAATGATACCCACATAGCCATAACCATTATCTCTAGTTATTAGTAGGTCCCCGATGCCGCAGTTCAAAACCTGTTTATTTACCACAAAAGAGGACTTCTGAGGCACCAAAGCATCGAAAATGATGTCATAGTCATCAGTGGCATAGGCATGGTCTAAAATCGTCAAATCTTGTTCACTTAAAAAGATTAGTTCCATACCTTCCTCCTAATGAGCAATGTACTCTTCACAGAATTCAATTTCACATCTAGCTTCTTCTCTAACACCGGGATCAAAAAAGATCTCACTTGTTCCAGGAGGAAGAAACAAGAAGTTCTTTTGAGAGAAATCTTGCTTATCGTAATAGTCGAAAACCTCATTATCAGTGGTTATTTTCTGAATGTATTGATTTGTTGGTTTTGCGTTAACAACTATTGTTGGTTCTTCTCTTTCCTCAGTAATAAGTCTAAGAGTTTGAACATCAGCACCATCTTGTCTGATGATTACTCTAGGATTCGTGCAGTTCCCAATAATTTTGATTAGAAGTGGCACATTTCTAGGAGATTCATTAACCAGAGTTGTTGAACCATTAAAGCTAACTGCGTAGACATAAGGATAACCATAGGTGTAGATTTTACCTCCACCAACGTCTCTCACATCAATGCTTCCGCTCTTATTAACTAGCCATAACGATAGGCAGTCAATCTTGACTTGAGTTCTCAAAATATTACTTTCAAGCTGAGACTTAGTTGAACTCTTAATATTTACATAACAATACTTCTTTCCAACGCTTGTTTCATAGAAGAGTCTGATAGTTTTACTTTTAGTAAGATATTCTCTCCAGCGAGTAAAACCAGCATATCCATCCAGAAAAACCAAAGTTAAACCAATGGATCTTTGAGGGATCTTTCTTTTAGTTTCAACAAACTCTGCATCGAAGTCTTCATACTCAATTTCAAATTCAAAGCCAAGTCCTTCTAGTTCCTCAATTACGCAGCTATGCCTATAGTCGAAATAGAAGGTGGAGCCCACTTCGTTAACAAGATAAAGTTTTCTTCTCATTAGTAGGCTCCTCCTAAAGCTTCGTTAATTGAATCGATATCAACATCACCAGTTGTGTTAATCGTGACGTTGTTTGTAGTCTTAGAATTATCAGTATTCATATATGAATTGCTGGTAGTTTTGACTGTGTTTTCAGCATCAAAGTCTCCTGTTCCGAACATCTTTCCGATAAGCTTAACAAGCCATCCAACTGTGTGGTCTAGAATCCACTTAACTGCGGAAATAATCGCATTAAGAATATCTAGAATTGGCTTCAAGATTTGGAATAAAAGTTGGAGCACTGGAACTATGACTGCTTTAATAACTTGTCCGATAATCACCAAAATTGGTGAAATTGCTTCCACTATTGTGAAAATAACATCGAGAATATCCATGATCGGAGTTAAAAAGACTTCAATCAAAGGAAGCAAAATCTCAAAGAGTTCTGCTATAACTTCAATGATTCCACTAATGAATTCAATAAGAGGTTCTAAGATCGCAAGAATGATCTCAAGAATCGGTTCAAGAATATCGATGATGATATCTAGAAGGACAATCACCACTTTGATGACTTCCCCTAAGATGTCCACAATAACGTTAATAATCTCAATAACAATGTTTAAAACTCCATCAATGAGCTCGATAACAACTTCGATTATTTGAACAATTAAACCAATAACTAATTGAAGGATTCTCGCTACCACCTGAAGAATCTTTGTAATCAACTGAGTGATTGGAATTAAGATAGCGGTTAGCATCTCAAGGATTCTTGTTATAGGTTCAATTAGTCTTTCAAGTAGTTTAACTACTTCATCAAGCACCAACATCACCACATCAAGAATGCCATCAATGATTTCCACTAAGACATCTATGATCTGGTTGATCACATTCATCAGCACATCAAGAATTGGTTTGAGCTTTTCGATAATCTTACCAACTAGCTCCACTATTTTGTCGATTAGTTGCTTAACAATATCAAGTAACCTTTTGAGCAAAGCTCTAAAGTTCTCATTTTGTAGAAGCAAGATAGCAATAATTGAGATAATAAAAGCCCACGGACCAGCTTTAGCAACCGCTCCCAGAACCTTTGTGGCTCCTCCTAAAGCACTAACAGCTTCTTTGAGTTTAGAAACAAGTCCTATAACCTTAGCTACTATTGATAGCACCGGCCCTATTGCGGTTAGGATTCCTCCTATCACGCCAATAATGACTTTTAATCCAGAAGACATTTCTTTCCACTTCTGAATAAGTTCCTTTACCTTTGGTATAACTGTGTCTTTAAGGAAATTAACTATCTTTGTAATGATAGGTGCTAATGCAGTAGCAAGTTCTGTTCTTAAGGAGAGAAAGGCTTGTTTCAAAGCATAGATTTCATTTCCTAGCTTGCCAGTCTGCTCAGCATCTTCTTCAGAGACGATTCCTACCTTTTCAGCTTCATTCATCCAGGCTTCAAGTTCATCTTCTGAAGCACTTAAAACTGGGTTGAGTAAAGTTCCAAGTTTGTCACCAAAGAATTGATTAGCTAGAGCAGTTCTAGTAGCGGCATCTTCCACTCCTGCTATAGCACTTCTTATTTTCTTAAAGGCAGCTTCAGCATCTAAACCAGCTAGATCGTCCATAGTTAGACCGATTTTAGCGAGCTGTTCAGATACGTCATCGCCATTAGCTATTTGACCTAATAAGCTGTTAACTTTTTGGAAAGCTTTATCCAGGTATTGAGTTTCACTGCCTAATTGTTTCGCAGCGTATTCCCATTTCTGAAGAGCTTCTAGACCAACACCTAACTGCTTTGCAGTATCCGCCATTTCATTAACGGTATTAGTTGTTGTGATAGCTAAAGTTGTCAAAGCAGTCACAGCTGCAGTAACCGGAGCGGTTATGTATTTGGTTAAAGCTCCGCCAATGCTGGAGAGTTTATTAACATCAATCTTTCCTAATGCTGAAATCTTGGAGTCAGTCTCTTTGAGTTCACCATTTAGCTTTGCTACTTCCGCTTCAGTACTTTGAACTGCACGTTGTAACTTCTTGAATTCTTGCTCAGAGACAGTGCCTAATTTGACACCTTCTTTAGCAAGCTCAAGTTGTTTCTTTTGTTCTTCAAGTTTCTTCTTTGTAGTTTCAAGAATACCATTGAGTTTTTCTTGTTTTTGTTTCCAAAGATCAACGTTAGAAGAATCGTATTTTAAGTTTTTGTTTATAACAGCAAGATCTTTTTGCTGCTCTTTAAGGTCTGAGTTAAGGGATTTGATAGAAGCTTCTAGTTCTGTAGTATCAAGTCCGAGCTTAATGTTAAGACCTTTAATAGCTTCCGCCATATCCCTCACCTCCTAACCTAAAAAGGCGTCAATATCCGCCTGAGTTGCTTGTCGATTTCCACCACCTTCATAGATAGATTTTTGTAATCTGACTATGTCAAGGTAGGTTTGAATATCAAAGAAAACCGCATCACGAATCGGTATTCCTAATTGAGCCAGGTTGAAAATGATATTCGCCGTGATGTTTTCTCGTGGCTTTACTTTTTTGGGGCTAAGTCAGTCCCATCAGAGTTCTTCTTAACTTCACCTAATAGTTCTCCAATGGTGTTAGCTAAATTGGTGAGCTCTTCAACATTAGAGAGAACGCTGAAGTCAAAGGTTTGAAGGAATCTATCGTAACTGTCGTTATAGAATGGCTTGTGAAGCACGTAGATTAAGCGGAAAAGAATGTCGATAAACTTACCGACCTCGTTCTTATTTTCAGAGATTGCTTTATCTAGTTTTTCAACATCATCAAATAGCTCAGTTCCGAAGATGTTCCTATAGGAAATGATAGTAAAAAGGGAAGAAGCTAATCTTAGTTCCTTCCCATTGAGTTTAACGGTTTTTTCCATAACTTCTCTCCCTATTCATTGATCTCTGGAATGACAGGTGCAGTTGTTAAGAAGTTAGTATAGTTACTATCGCCTTTTGCAGAGACACAATTGGTGACTAAGTTATCGCCAACTTCAATTGGTCTTGCAGTGATGTTGAGAGTAACACTATTAGCTTCGATGGAATCTGCTTTTGACTTGGTTGCTTCAGCAATTGGAGTGACATTACATAAGTAATACCAGACTCTTCTAGCTTTCGCATCGCCTTGGAATTCAAAGCCTAAAGCGAAGGTAACAACTGGTGCATTAGCAATTTCCACTAAGTTGCCATTAGCTAATTGCTTATAGCCAAGAATGGCAGTTTTGAAGTTATCAGGAATTTCTGTGAACTTGAGAGTTAAAGTACGACCAGCGTTTTGAACTAAGGATGCGTATAAAGTGTCATCAGCATAAACGTTGGTGCTTCCACCCACTACTTCACTAGAAAACTCTTGAGCACCTGGGAGAGCGACTGGAGTATCAAAGCTCCAGTTACCATTGCTATCTTGAGAGGCAATGGCGTAATGAACATTTCGTAAACCGAATGTAATTTTGTTATTTGGCATATTTAAAATCCTCCAGCCTAATTTCGTAAACTCTATTTATAGAGTGGTCTGAGTTTGCGTACTCAGAAGTTAAAGAAAAGACGTAGTCATTTTTGAGGAGAGCTTTTTCAAGTTTCTCTTCTAGTTCTTCGTCTTTTTTCTTTGTTAACAATGTGATTTGAATGGTTCTTAGATAGTAAACAGGTTTATCGTCTCCATAAGAAGGAGGTCGTTTCGATATCTCCTGGTAAATAATGAATGGCGGTTCTGCATTTTGCTCATTGTCAGAATCTAAATGAGCGTAGATAACAGTAGGAAGAACCGTCAATAAGACTTGTCTTAGTTTCTTAAGCACTTCCGCCACCTCCATTTATGATCTTTTTGATA